AGGGTAATACCAGCGGGGATGGTCGCCGTGGACCAGGATCCGCTGATGTTGCCACCGGTGATCGAGCTAAAGGTGGTAGGGGCGATGGTGGTGATGGCCACAAACGGGCCAGTGGTCAGCGTGGTGGCTGTCACCAGTTGAAAGCCGCCCTGTCCCATCGAATACTCGATGGCCTGATTTGCTACGTCGCTCATATATCCCAGATCTTCCGAATTTGATTCTTGGTGAAAGTGCTTTCAAAGCGGGAACCTTGGCGGTCTTCCAACCGGCTGAATCCCTTCTTCACGTTATCCTTGAGTTCGGTCTCGCGAGCAAAGCCGGTGACCCCGAAGCGGGCCACCGGTTGTCGCATCCACCGCTTCCCATCAAGGACAACAGAGTCGGTACCCATCGGAGCGATATGCTCGATGGACTTGCCATTGTTCTCGAAGGTGTAGATCGGCATATCAGGAACCCATTTCGCTGTCGTACTCCTCAACCATCTCCCGCATACCCTTCTCGTCCATCGGCTCCTTGGAGGCCATGGCCTTCTCGCTCTTGTTCTCGTACTCAGCGGGCATGCCGTTGACGCTGCGGATCTCGATATAGGCTTCGCCGTTTTCGAGCTTCTTGAGGACACCGCGAACATCGTCCAAAACCACTTCATCACCGACCTCGGGCATGGCCTGTTGGCCATCCTCCATGTCAGTGGAAAGGGCTTCGAGCGGAATAGAAATCATGGGTGCATTGTTGTCAGCCTCATCGCATCCGCAAGCGGAATGAGAAGAGGGGGCACCACCTTTACGATGATGCCCCCTCGGGCTAACGGCAATCACCATGATGGTGGCCGTCTTCCTGGGTCGCATATTACAGCGTGGTCGAGGTCTTCGTCCGATGCACCAAGTACCACACCGGGTTACCGGTGGAACCGGTGTTACCAGCGGCCAGACGCAGCGTGGCGAAGTACAGCTTCACACCGACGGTAACGAGCTGGTTCAACGGATCCGACTTGTCGGGGGTGTCGGTGATCACAATCTTCGGGGACAACGGATCATCACCGGTCAGAGCAGGGATGCCGAACGACTCGTTGCCGAAGAAGAACGAGGCGATGATGTCCTTGCTGACGGCCAGACCGCCGCCCGCGGCAGTAGCCTGATAGACGAACTCATCGGCAGCGGTGCCGGAGCCGGTGCTGACGAACGAGTTGGTCTGAGTGACCACGCGGCAACCGTAGATGGAGCCGACCTCGCCCTTGTAGAACGGCTGGCCCTTGTTGCCGTAGTTGGAGGCGTTCAACCAGTCGCTGTCGCGCATGAGGTCGCGGGCCACACGAGGATCGGTGGCGAGGACGTAGCCGCCGTTGATCATCGGGGCGCGGTTGCGCTTCAGGCGGGTCATGGAATCGAGGACAGCCGAAGCGGTCATCGTGGTGTTGGCCGCGGTGGTGTCGCTGTTCAGCGCAGAGAAAGTCTGCGTGGTCAGCGTGGCGGGGTTACCGTACACCTTGATGCCGCCAGAGGCAGCCGCGGTGTTACAGGCGTCCGAGTTGTCGAACGTACCACCACCCTCGGCGGCGGAACCGATGGAGGAACCACTGGCGGTGAGGTTGGAGCCGATCAGGGTGTTGCGGATCACCGAGTCAACCCAGAGGGCCATGTCCAGACCGGAGGTCTTGGTGGCCTGCTGGAGCGAGTTGAACAGGTCGGTGGCGCGGAGGATGTCGGTCAAACCGATCACCTGACCATACTGAGCCAGCGACTTGCTCAGGCTGTTGAGGGACAGAGCGCGGTAGTTGGCAGCAGCGATGGCCGTACCTTCGGAGCTAATGGTCTGGACACCCGAAACGCTCGGCGAACCGAAGCGGAACATCGTGATGGCCTTGTTACCATTGTTCTTGGGGATCGGAGCCTTCATGGAGAACTGATCGAGGATCGTCTCCTGTTGAACGATGGAGAGCAGCTCCTTGCTGAAGTAGTTCTGGAACTGGCTCGTGAGCGTGGTTGAAGTAGTAACTGGCATATTTGAGTTGTGGTTGTTCTATCAGTTTTCGTCCCGGTCGAACGCCCTCGACGCTTTCAACAGCGCCTCCCTCTGCTCCTTGAGAGACAGCTTCGAGAAATCTTTCTCCTCAGCCTTAGGGGGTTGTCCTGCCGGTACGCTTTTACCAATAGCGGTCTTCTGCTGGAGCTTATTGAGTTGTTCCTTCAGAGCCTTGTTCTCGGCCTCGATCGACTGAGCTTTTCCCGCAGTGTCCTGGAGCTTCATCAATTCCACCGCATGGACAAGTCCATCGGGCATTGATGTCAGCATCGGCACCTTCTGGAGCAGTTCGACAGTACGTTTGTACTCGGGGCTGTTCTGATCCTTCAACCAAGTCTCCTTTTCGGACAACCGGGAAAACGAATCAGACCATGCCTTCGCAAACTTCTCCTGCTGTACCTTCTGCTGTCGCTCCGTAGCAGCTTTTCGGACTCCATCAGCCTTGGCTCGCGCTGCCTTGGCCAACTGAGAATCGCCATCAGCATCGAACTCCTTGGCCGCAGCCTCGTAGTCCTCCGCCGTGTAGCCCTTCTCATCTCGGAAGGAACTGGTCTCAGCAGCCTTGGATTGCTCCCGCTGCTTGCTCCACTCCTCCCTTTCCCGCCTCACCGCTTCGCGCTCAGCCTTGAGGGCCTCCTTCTCAGCGTTGATTTGCTCCCAGGTCTTCGCCTTTCGGTTCTGTTCCTGAGCGAACTTGCTGCTCTTGTCCTTCTCCGTCTTCTGCTCGGTCTTCTTCTCGGCCTTTGCTTCTGGCTCCGATTTCGTGCCTACTTCCTGCTCGCCACCATCGACCTCTTTACCGGCACTCCCCGCATCGGAGGAATCTTGCTCAGCAGGAGCCGTCTCATTGTTATTGGGAGACTGCTCCTTGGGCTGGCTGTCGATATCGACACCGGCATCGTAGTCATTGGCCAAAGCGAGCATCGCATCGGCACTCAGTGTATCATCTGGCATATTGTGCTTTTACTCGTTTGCTGGTCCGCACAGACCGGCAACCGCAACTTTGATCCTATGTGTTCGTGGCAGAATCCGGATCATCCTCCTGCCCCGTAATTGATTCTTGGTCGGCCATCATCTCGATGACCTTCACAAGACTGGCCTGACCCATTGCAAAACCTGATGAGTATTGCAAATGGTTTCGGTCAGTTATGGCTGAAGCGTTCTGCATGAGAACGGTATTCAGCAAAGCGTCCTTGAAGCGTTTCCCGCTATCGCTCTTGAAGAAGTTGCTCAGTGCATTGGCGTCTTCCTTGCGCCATGGTAGCGGGTTTACCCAGCACTGATGTCGGCCAAAGGTCCAAGCAGCGCGGACTCGTGCGATGATGGAGATCATGGTTACTTTGCGGCCTTCTTCCGACCTGCGGCCTGACGGCGCATGAACTCCGCGGCACCGAGCTTCTTGCGACCGATGTAGGCGGCGAGTGCGCGGGGATCATCGGCACCCTCTTTCTTGAGTTCGGTGGCGAGCTTACTGAACTTGGATTTCTTCTTCATATTGGAAATGGGTTAGCCCTCACCTCCGCTGAAGAGCGGTGATTCCTGAATCTCCTTAAGATCGGACACCGGCTTCTTCCGCTGGAATCGCACCTTCGACGGAACACCCTCCTCGAGCGCCTGCAATCCTCCCGGCTCTATCTCCCGCGGTGTGACCGGTGCGACGCTGCATTGGACGACGGTTCCCTCGGTGAGTGGTATCATAATCTTCTTATTCTCGAACTCTCCGCACCAGTCATTGGCATTGAGAGTTGGCCAACAACTGGGTCTCCCCGCGGGCGGGAACCTGCGGCAGGTCCCGTCCACACAATAGAACCGACAATCCTTACATGTCACGGTGATCATCACATCATCTGGGCTTGTTCAGGAACCGGAGCCGCTACCTCCGCGGGAACCGGAGCGGGGGGTTGCGAGGAAGCGAGCAATCCCGTGCTCTCGAAGAACTTCTGGATCTCCTTCCGCAGCTTCCGCGCCTCGTTCGTAGCCACCTGCTCGTAGCCCTGGAGAAGGCTATCGATCCGCATCATAAACGCGTTCTGGCTCACCGGACTCAGTTGCTGCCCCTGCTGCATCGCACCATTCAGATACTGCATCAGCACCCCGATCCGACCCGCATAATTCTGACCCGGCTTGGCCGGCACCGGAATACCCACCAGCAGCGTCGGGATCGTCTTGGTCTCGTCCTCCAGCTCGTCCGCCGCCTTCTGTCCCGGATCCCGGAGCAGCCGCTTCACAAGGCTCGGGTCATCCAATTCCATGATGCTCTTGTCCAGCTCCACCTGATCCACCCAAGGCGAGTTCATGAACAACTGCTTCCGGTTGATGGCCTGCTGAACCATCATCTGCCGGCTCACCATGTCCATGCCACCCTTCGGCTCCAGCTCGTACTGATCGTGCAATGCGATCGGGTCCGCCTCGAGCGAGTCCTCGGCAAACCGGTACCGCAAACTCTGGCTATCGTACTGCACATACAAGCCCCACGCCTGCCGGTACAATTTGCCCAGTGCCATGCGGAACAGCCGAGCCCGGAGATCCCCGCTCTGCATGGCCTGAGCGTTGATGCTCTGGATCTCGGTCGCGGTCCTCCGATCACTTCCACCGCTCATCACACTGCCCATCGCGTAATCCGGGCTCCCGATCCGGTTCTCCGCCACGGCCCGCGTCTGGTTCAGCTCCTGATCAAAGCTCACCGGCGGCTGCGGCATCTGCACCGGAGCCACGCCATAGGGGAGAATCTGACCCGGCTGGAACCGCAGGTTGATGCTATTGGGCAACTCCCGCTCCGCCCGGAACAGCGGGCGATTGTACAGCGTCATCGCATCATGCTTGTGGTTCCACATCGAGGTCATGGACAACTCGAACGGAGCCAGAATCTCGCACACTCCCCGCGGGCTGAACCATCCCTTGTCCTTGATCTCGTAGGGGAAATCGATGAATGGCAGTTGGCCATGGTCATACGGGAGCTCCATGGGATCCCGCAGATCCAGATCCACCGCCGCGGGGCTGTACAGGTAAACCTCCCACACCCCGTCATCCCGCTTCCGGTACACCTCCCAGACAATCACACCATCCGTGTTGTTGGTGTACGTGATACCCTCGCGCAACTGCTTCGCATCATCCTCGGTCGCAGCCCCCGGGATATTGTCATCCTGCTGCGGGTTACCCCGGATCTTCTCAATCGTCCGTGAATCACTCTTCCACCCAAACTGGCCAGCCATCCGCTTGTACGCCGGAACACTCATCGGCATCACATGCACCGCCCAGTCCGCATCCTGCAAATCCGTGGTATACGCCGGCACCACAAAATACATCGGGTCCACCGCCTCAAACCCCACCCGCTTATCACCCGGGTTCCAGAAGCACTTCATCACCCCGCGCCCGCTCATCAGCGTGTAATCCACCCAGGAGAGGACCTCGTCAGTAAAGTTGGTCTTCTCCCGGATCTTATAATTGAACCAGTCCTCCGCCACCTTCGTGTACGCGTTCAACTGCTGCCTCATCGGCACAAAGCTGGCCACCACATCCATCCCCAGCGCCTGCTGGAGGAATAGCGGCTTGAGCTTCTCGATCGCGGTATCGATCAGCGGCCAATGCAGATCCGCGGCCTTCGGCCAGGGCTTGTTCGTCCGGCGAAGACCATGATGGCGCAACTCATACCACCGAGTCTGCCGCAGCTCCCACGGGCTCCGCTGGCCCACGGCCTCAACAATCTGCCCCTGCAACGCATTCCGCTGTTTATCGCTCATCATAAATGTCCTCCCCTCCTTTATCCCCCTACCTCGCAACCAGCAAGCGCAACCCCCTCCGGTTCAAGTGGGCCAAGCTCATCCTCCATCCGCTCCAGCAGGCTCCGCCCATCCTCGCCCAACGCCTTCATGTACTCGTCCATCCGCTTCCCGCCACCACCACAGAAGGCCAATACCATCGCATCCGCCCGATCCGGACTGTTCACCCCGCGAGCTCGTAGCTCATCCTTCCCCTCCAGCGTCAACTTCCCCTTCCCGTTCGTCCGCACCTTCCGGCTCACGAACTGCTGGAGTAATACCTCATCCGTACCCACCGGTCCCAGGTTCACCTTCCCCTCCTCCACCATCCGCCCGAACTCAATCCACATCTCAGCCGCCCGGTTCACAAACTGATCATCCCGGATGGCCCGCTCCCCGAAATTCACCCGCCTTACATCCCACCCCTCCGCCCTGAGCGCATCGCACATGACAACCCCCATGCCACCCACATCCGCGTAGATGTCCTCGGCCTTCAGCTTCCATTTGCGAAACTCACTGATGAACCGCCCCACACTGGCCATCGTGTCCTTGTCCCGCCAGCGGATCAGACCCTTCACCGTGTTCCCATGGCGCACCACCATCACGCTCTCATCCCCGCCGGCGCTGAAGTCGCACCCCGCTGTGAGCCGATGACCTTCCGTATCCTCCTTGGGTGGGCCACTCACAACCTTCTGCCAGTCAGCAGTTTTGACCGCCGTGAGGCTCCCGTCATCCTCCATGAACTCCGCGTAGATCATCGAGCGCACCAATGGATGACCCTCTCCCCAGCGGGCCATCTGCTCATCAATCCACTCCTTCCGGATATGCGGACAGTCGTAAGCGGTCACCGTGAAGGTCTGCCACTTGCCGTCATTCCTCCGGAATACATCGTAGAAGTACCCGGATGAGCCGCCCGGGCTGCTCATCAGCAGCGTCCGCGTCGGCTGGCACCGCTCCATCGACTGGAATATCCCGTCCGGTACCGCCTTCGCCTCGTCCACAATGTACATCAAGTCATTGCTCGGACCCTGCACATGCCAGCCCTCCGCCTTCTCCGGGTTGCTGGCCGAGAATCCAATACACCGGCTGATCAGCTCTTGGCCGTCCACCTTCTTCGGGTACACATACCGGATCTCGCCATCCTTGATCGAGAATCCATTCTCCTCCCCTCCCAACCCATTGATCATCTTCCGCAGATGAGGCCACAGAGCGTCGGCCACCTGTCGGTACACACCAGCGGTACACACCACCAAGCTCCCCGGCCAGCGGAGCATGTGCCATACCACCGCGCTCGCCGCTACCATGCTCGTCTTGCCAGAGCCGTTCGCAGCTTTCAACGCCACCTTCGAGTGCTTCTCGTTCAACGCCCCCAACACCGCCTCCTGCCACGCGTAGGTTTCACGTAGGCCAAGCATCATCTTAGGGAAGTTCTT